GCAGTCGGTCGAACACCGGTGCAAGCCGGGCGGCGCGGTCGGCCCCGACACCGGCCATGGCATGACGGTAGGTGATCACGCCCATTCGGTCGAGCAGCATCGCGAAGAGATGAGCAACACTCCCTGCGTAGTCGGCCTGGCCGATCTCTCCATCGAGCACCGCAAGCTGCAGCCCGACCAGGGCGGATTGCCAGACGCTGTCCGGTTCGACCCGTCGCCCGGCCTTGGCCATCCGGTAGATCGAGCCGTCGAGCCCGACCGCAACCACCTGGGCGAGGCCCGGCTGGCTCAGCAGCATCCTCACGTCTGCGGGCGAGAACGACCCGGAGCTCGGATGATCGTGGATCGCGACGACGCGCCGGTCCGGATCGGCGAAGGCGTCGAACATGGCCTTTGTCGGGATCACGGACGAACGGTTGGCGTCGCCTTGCCGCGACCGGGTCCAGCCGATCACGGCGACGTCCGGATCGCCGTCGAGATCGTAGACTGCGAGGCTCTCGTCCCGGTCGCGCAGGCCGCGCGCCCGGACTTCTTCGACCAGGGCACGGTCGAGCGCCCGCCGGTTGTCGGGCAGGTCGAGATCGGAGGCTGCGTGCCGCGCCCCAAGGTTTCGCCACACGGCACCGGGGTTCGTGTCGAAGCCGGGATGGACGCCTTCGGGCAGAAGCTCGGTCTCGCCGGTCCTGCGGTTCTCGTAGGCCCGCGCATCGAGATCGAAGGGGGGCGAGACCGTCTTGCCCTCGCGTTCGAGCACGCGGTCATTCACCTGCCGCACGTAGCAGCCGCAGAACCAGCCGTTGGGCGGGAAGATACGCTCCCAGATCGGGTCCTCGACCGGACGGATCAGCCCGTCGAACCTGGTGTGATCCTCCCGCTTCGTCGGACGGTCGATCTGGCGATACTCGAGGTAGGGAAAGGCGGCCCGGGTCCGCCAGATGCGCTGCCAGCGTCCGGCGGCATAGGATGTGCGGAGGTTCGTGTCGAAGATCACCCGGAGGCGGTTGCGGGAGCCGAGCTGCACCTCTCGAACCTCGCCGGTCAGCGGATCGCGCTGAAGCTGCTTGCCCCACCATCCGAAGGCCTTCAGCTTCGGCTCGAGGTCCGAGGCGAACTGCTCGAATGTCCGACCCTCCGCCAGCGCCAGGTCCACCTCTGCCCGGATCGCCGTCAGGACGTCTTCCTGCATGGCTTTCGCGACCACAAAGGCGCGGGGGTGGTCCTCGCGCCAGTGGTCGCGCCAGTCGAACCGAGACAGGGCCGGGGCCAGCCCCTTCGAGCGGAAGTACTCGATGGCCTCACGCGGCGGCAGCGGGGTCAGATCGATACCAGCCACCGGCTCAGCGCCCGATGTCCGCGCCAGTCTCTCCGGCGAGGCGTCCCGCGAAGAGGACCTGTGCGATCAACTCGCGGAGGCTCGCGTCCGGAGCATCCCGGACGACCTGGTCGAGGATGTCGCGGACCTCTTCGAGGCTGGCGGCCCCGGCGAAGGCCTCGACGATCCCGCCGAGAAGCGGGTCGGTGGCCGCAGCGGCGGTGCCGTCGGCCATGATCCGGTCGACCATCGACTCCAAGCTGTCGGGCGCGACAGACCGCCGGGATGCGGCTACCGGTGGCTCCGGCGTGCCGTCCCCGGCATCGGTCTTGTCCTCGCCGGGCTCCGGGTCCGGCTCCGGCCGCACCGGCACGGCGCGCGGGGCGGGAATGGTCAGGACCTCGTCGCCGTCCTCGGGTTCCGGGATGCCGAAGCGCTCCCGCACGACCGAGAGCGGGATCTTCAGACCCATCGGCACGAACTCGCGGGCGGCGATGGCCAGAAGTCGCGGATCGTGATCCTCCGGAGCCGCGAAGCTGATTTGCGGCACGCCCACGGACGGCCCGTAGTTGAGCACGGTGATCGGCTGGGCCACGTCGCGCTGCAGCGTCAGAGCCAGCTGCTCGGCATCGGCGTCGCGGATATCGTCGCGTACCGCGTCATGCACGCGCCCGACCGCATGCCCCCCGGCAATCGCGTCTGTGGTCGAGACCTGCCCGCGGACGCCCTTCGAGAGTTGCTCGTCCCAATACCGTGCCGAATCCTCGTAGAGCGCACCAGCGCCGGTCACGTTGCCGTTGACGAGTTCCACCTCCATCGAGTGCGGGACGATGGCCGCAAGGTCGGTGCCGATCCGGCGCACCGCCCGCAGCAGCGTGGCTCGGTCGGCCTCGGTCGCGGTCGGTCCGTATTTCCCGAGCCGGATCGGGTGGCCATAGGCCTCCATGAAGATCGCCCAGTCGCGGATCGAGTAGTTCTTGAAGATGTAGGCCCAGCCCGCCAGCCGGGCGAGGCCCGCGCGGATCGGAAGGCCGGACTTCGCGGTGGCGAAGTGCGTCACGAACTTGAAAGGCGGCAGCTCCACCTCGCCCGCGTTCGAGCGCAGAAGCAGCCGTTGCCCGGTGTCGAGGTCGGGGCGGAAATGGCGCGGATCGCGGTGGACGATGCGCTTGGGAATCCACTTGCGGCCTTGCGTGTCCCAGACGATCTCCGCGACCGAGTAGCCTTTTCCGAGGCTGTCGAGCAGATCGATCAGCACGAGCCGCATGGCTGCGGTGTCGAGAACCTCGCGCACCAGGGCAGCGGCGTCCTCCTCGGCGGCACTGTTGCCCGCAGGCTCGACCTGCAGCTCCAGCGCCCGGACCGCGCGTTTGCGAACCCCCAGCACAGCGGCATAGTGGAGGTCCTTCTCCTCCATCTGCTCCGCCAGCTCGAGGTAGCTTGTCGGGTCGCCGGTCTCGGCCTGCTTCAGGATCGATGCCAGCCGCTGCGGGGTCAGACCTTCCGCCGGGTGGCCCGTGTGGATCGACCGGACCGTGCCCATGGACGGCGCGGCCAGTTCTTCCTCGAGATCGCGCCGGGCCGGGCGCTTCATCGGACGCCCGTATTGATCGAGCAGCTGCATCACAAGCACCCTCCTTGGTCGGGGTCGGTCTCATCGCCCCATGGATCGTCGTCGTCCGGCGGGCCGAAGCGTGGGGCTCCCACGCGGGCCGACTGGTAGCCGTAGTCCTCCGGCTCGGCCGTCGCTGCCGCAGTTGCCAGCGCACCGGCCCAGAAGCGGTCGGCATGGCCGTCCGTCTCTCCGTCCGCCACGAGCCGCCTGATCCCGGTCGCACCCACCACGGAGCGCACGGCATGGAGATCGGCGCGCAGGACCGGGTCACCTGCCGGGATTGCCGCCCGGCGGTCCTGGAAGGCCTCCTTGAAGAGCGTGGCGAGATCGAGCTTCCGGGAGGCGGAGAACACCACGCCTTCGACCCGCGTCGAACCATGGCGGCGCTTCGCGTCCTCGACCGGCTTTTCACCCATCCCGGTCTGATCCATCGCGCAGCGGATCACCTTGTAGCGGTCGAAGACCTGGGCGAGCAGATCGTCCTGCTCGGCAAAGGTGATCCTGCGCCGGGCGATGATCTCGCGCGTCACGAGCCGCGCGCCCACGCGCTCCAGAACCCAGATCACGAACAGGTCGTTCCGCGCCGCGATGTCGACGCCGACATAGACCGGCCCGCCTGCATAGAGTTCGGGCTTGCCCGCCGCCGGGTCCTCGCACGTGGCGATCAGGTCGTAGTCAAGCCACGCGGACGCCTCGTCGAGCCACTGCAGTTCGTATTCCTGCGCCCAGGCGTCCGGGTCGGCCATGCCCTGCCGAAGCTCTTCGACATTACGGGGCAGCCCCTCGGCCACCGCCTGGTAGATGTCGACGACATGCCGGGACCAGACGCTGTCCTCGGCAGTCATCAACTCGAAGAACTTGTTGCCCTTGCCGTTCGGGGTCGAGATCCCCCGCAGCCGCTGACCGCCCTTGGAGACGACCGGGAACAGCGCTGCCCAGATTTCCCGGCTCTTGGCGTGAAAGGCGAACTCGTCGAGGATCACGTTCGCCGAGAAGCCGCGCGCGGTGTCGGGGTTCGCGGGCAAGGCCGTGATCCGCGAGCCATTCGGATACCGGACCTCGAGCGCCTTGTAGACCGCGTCCGGTCCCTTGGCCTGTGGTGCGCGGAACTCGTCTTCGACGAACTCCGGCTCGCCGCCCTTCAGGAGGGTGTTGTAGACCTCGAAGAACGCGCGGGTCATCGGCTTGATGACCTCGGTCATGGCCTCCGCCGCCTGCCGCTCCCCCCGGCTCAGGATCACCCAGCGGGTGCGCCGGTCCTCTTTCCAGGCTTCGAACGCGTCATCGACACACTCCCCGCAGGTCGAGAAGGTCTTGCCAATCTGGCGGCTCATCATGCCGATCTTGAACCGGCTCCGGTCCGCGATCCACCGGCGCTGGTAGGGGTAGAAACGAATGACCGGCGATGGCATCAGCCGAACCCCATGATGGCGCGCGCCTTGTCCGCCGCCGAGCGGTCGACGTCCCCGGCAGCCACGGCTGCCTCGAGCTTCGACGCCTGCTCGGCCTTCACAGCCTCCTCGATCCGCTTGCGCTCGTCGTCGAGCAGCTTCTCCCGGAGACCTGCTGACTGCATCAGGTCCTTGAGCATCCGGCCGAGAGCCATCAGGTCCTTGGGGTCGAGATGGCCGTCCTCGGCGCGCACCGCCTGGATCATCTTCATCGCCGAGGCCGCGATCATGTGCATCAGCGTCCGGTGCAGGTCGCCCTCTGCGGCGATGTCCATGTC